TAATCCCGTGGTGCTGTCAAGAGATTAATTAAAATTAATTAAAAAAACTGTGATCGACCGGAATAGTAAGAATAAAGCCGCCTGCTTGTTCGCACTGGCAAGCGCCCTCATATTCGAATCCCGAGAAGTCCGCACCTAATACGGAACATGCCACCTCGCAGTGACCGACTATCCGTCCAAATTCAAAACCTTCGTTGTATGTAATGGTGGCGAGAACCGTCCCAACCGCTGAAAATAGAAGCATCACAACTGCTCGTTTCCAATATCTCTTTATAAAATTTACTACTTTCTTTAACATGTTATCTTTTTAGTTATTCGTCTGACTTGTGTTGACAACTACATAACCATAATTCTGTTCGTATGATGTAGAATGAACTTGGAATGCTGCTCTGATGTCTTTGTCAATATTTTTATTAATATTCTCGGTTAATCGTCGTAGTAGTTTGCCATCTGTTTCAAGTGCTGTTGAATTGATAGCATAATAATAACACTTTTCAGAGATACTGTCAAGGGAAAAAAACAATTTTTCTTCACCGCTATCTATATCAACAACACCAATTGTGCTTACAGTTGCTGTTTCTTTAGGTTCATAAGCCGTGGTGTGGACTGGTGTTTGATGATCATATACGTTCACCATGTGGAGCGCTGATACGATTAAGTCGTTTAGCTTGTCATAATATCCAATAATTGGAACATCACCTAATATTGTTTCGAGCATCTTGTTGTCAACCAAATATATGCGTCCAATGGCATGCGAACGAGCATATTCTTGTAAAACACATCGCACTACCCTTTCCTGGAGGGCGTTGTTTTCTCCCAAAAATTCACGATCAGGTTTAATATAAAGAATACTCAAGCTTTTATGAGATAACTGCTCTAATATCCCCAAGCAAGTTGCCGAGATATATCCAGCCCCGGAAAGCACAAAAAGAATATCATTGGTCGTGTGCCTAAAAAAAGTTTTCAGAGACGGAATGTGTTGTTCATATTCCTCTGGAGATGTTTGTCTTTTTAAGAGATGTGTACATTTCTCGTCTTTATCTATGCCTTCGCTATCGATTTTAAAAATTTTATATTGAGGGTATTGAGCGAACTTGTCTGCAATAGCACAGCCCGCCTTTCCAAGACCGATTATTGTATCCATTCTAGTCTCCTCATTGTGCCATATGATTTTCCAGCACTTACATTAACCTTAAAAACGCCAAAAGGAGTTTCAGAAAAAATATCTATTAACTCTCCAATAATTATACGCTCGCTATCATCGCAATCTATGATAATACTATCATGAAGTGTGAAAGAAATAAAGGATTTTTTCTCCTTCAAAACATCTGCAATTTTAAACGCTCTGGATAGTACCAAGTCGCTTGTGGTGCTCTGTATTAAATAGTTTAATGCGTGGTGTTTGTCCGCTTCTATTTGTCTCTTAAAAAAGGTTTTTACTTGTGTTCCATTGAAGTGCTTTCTCAATACTTCATCACGGTTATAATATCGACTTGATAGACAGTCCTTAGACTTTGGATTATATAGCCAAGCAAATATACGCTTCTTCGCTTCTTCGCGGGTTCCCATACCGCGATAAATATTGTCAATATTCCACTGATGGATGTCGTCTTGTGGCTGTTCTTTTCCGTTTAGTCCAAGAAGAACCCGAAGTTCGGCAGCATTATAATCAAGCTCAACAAAATAATCATTTGTAGGTTTCAATATAGTTCTATAGTCTGCATCTAAAGTTAGTATCGGAAAGCCTCCTTTGTAAGTTGTCATTCGACCAGTTTTTGTTCCGTGAATATTATATGAAATATGTGGCTTAATATATTTGCTTTTTTTTAAAAAATTCCTGGTCTTAAATTGGTGGCTTTCTCTCGCAATTTCTGCGTAGTCAACAGTTAGTTTTTGTTGTCTAATGTTGTATGTGAATTCCGCCAGATTTCTCATAAAATCATAGTTCTCTGGCTTGTCATATTCTTTGAGGATGTGCTCAGTGATTTTATTCTTAACCTCACAATATTCAAGCAAAAATCTTTGGGGGACGAGATCATAGAAGCAGTGCTTATCAAGAGAGACTTTCGCTGTTGAAAATGACTTGTAGAATGCCCTCAAACGAGCATTGATAGTCTCCCAACGATGTCTTAAAAAATCAGGACATACCTCATCCAATGATTTCCCCTTAACGAACAGAGAGGCAATGACAGCATTCTTTTGAGCGAAAATAGGACTATAATTCCAAGTTGCACTTACGGTATCAAGGTCGAATTCGTCACAATCATAGATTAGCTTGCCATCGTGATAAATGCCAATACAGTGTTGCTTGTCGTCTAATGCTTGAATAAGCAAAGTTTACCTATTAATATCCACCGGTTCCACCCATGTTGCCTGTACCGGATGTACTGCCCCCACCATTCGAAGGTGAAGCTGGGGATGTTGCTGACGTGGTAGTGCCGGTTGATGTTTTGGTTTTATCTTCATAGTTTGCTAGTGCCAAGTCCCTTAAAGGGTAGCGATAAAAATTGAACTTATCTCCAATATAACCTATTGCAGTATCAAAGTCAACACTTTTCTTTAAATCTTTTGCATTTTTAATAGTTTTCTCTAGGTTATGTTGATCCAAAGGGTTGGATAGTTCATAATTTAAAAATTCAGCATATATAGGAAGCCAAAAATCTTGATTATATTTATCTTGTATGTCATTGTCCGATAGCGGTATTCGCTCTGCAAGCTTTGTATGGGTCATACTTGTTTGATTGTTATAAGTACCCATAATTGGACCTCTTCTTAGGGCAAGCTCACTTGCATTGAAAAAATATTTTCTAGCAGACCTGCTATGGCACGTTGTTGTTTCCGAGACAACAGGATATGCCGAAGCGTAATTGTTGTAAAACTGTATTAAGTAAACTCGAATGCACTCATAATCATAATCAGTTGCCTTATAATAATATGATTCAAAAAGATTATCAAAACTTATGTTGTATAAAGCCATATAATCTTGCATCTCGGGGGTGCCAAGGTCGGCAATAATTCTGCCTGGGTATTCTTTGTCTGCCATAAACCCAAACTTTCTAAGCGATCTCATGTAAAACTCAAAATTCGCACTTTCTATATATGTGAAATTCTTTGCCGCATCATCAGAATAGTCTATCGATGGTTCAATTTCTATAATAAGTCCAGAAATAAGTTTTGAACATTTTTGCGATAATATAAAAGATGAGCGACTTAGGGGAAACTTGGATCCCTTGGTCTTATAAAGGTGTGTAATAGATTGTAGGTATCTTTCGAAATTGGTTGGTCTAGCAAACTGTAGACCAGTTTTTTCATTTGGCTTTTCAAGATAAACAGATACCAATGGTTGATAAAGTGCTCGAATATGAGCGGCATATTTAGTATGGACACTCTCCCAGCCTTTAGTTGGCACAATCGTTTGAATATTGTTCGCTTCGTTTTTAATAAGCCCCAGTGTATTCGCTTTATTAAGATGATTTTGTAAATCTGTAAAGGCATCGGCAACAAAATTTAGTACATATATTGTATCTGTGGAGGCTGCTTTGTTTGCGGATAATGCCACAAGGTGACGTTCAGAGGGATATACCACATTACCTTTCGTATCGACTTTACCATAATGTGGCATTAACGAGGAGTCAAAGAAGTTGTCATATTTATCAGTTGGAACAACATCATTTAAGTATTGTTTTCTTAAATTAAATATTCGTTTTGAACTGTTTTGATTCTTTGCCATAGTTTATTGTTTCCTATACATCTGACTATTGATTGTCGATGTCGTGGGTGTCTTCATTCAATTCCCAATGCTCTCTTCATTGGATCGCTCGAATTCGAGCCGGGAGTCGCGGCTTTTACTCCTGCGTGGCCACGGCTGGTGTGATACAGGTTGTCGGCGGCTTCAGCGGCGGCAGCGGTGGCAGAAGCTTCTGCTGCTGCTATAGCCGCATTTTCAATTCTGGACTCTCCTTGTTCTATTAAACATTGCGACATCTCGGGACTGATTTTTGCGTCTGCTTTAGGCGCTTCGCCACAAGCGTCTGGAAGACCTTCAATGTGTTCAAATGAAAGCCACTTTGTTGTTAAAGTTGTGGTCCATTTTCTCTTTGTCCCAAGGTCACCAAAATCATGACTTATACCGGTTACTGTAAAATAGCCACCAAGCCCCAGTGCCCTAGCAGGTGAAACTGACTTGTGTAACGGCCACATGGGATCGTCGCCCGTGGTAGCGATGATGCGCGACGATTGCAGTTTCGTATGATCAAGGTATAATACGGCTCCGGGCTTGTACACGACATTGCCTCGTAACAAGACATCGGCATCATATTTTTCCCTCATTATTCCACGGCTATTTATGACAGAATCTTTCATTATATTTGCAGTCTGCATCGCGGGGAGGTCGTTTCTTTTAAATGTGGCGCTTATAAGTGCTTTTTTGCCTGCCACGTTTAAAGTATAATGTTGAATACTGTGGGACTTATCAATAAGACGATTTCCAGTACGCATTACTTTTCCTGATGGTTTCTGCTGAATCAAAATAACCTCATAAACATCGGTATTGTTTTGATCTTTTGCCACATTATCAAACTCAGCGGCTAATTGATTCGCAACGTTTGTTGTCGTGAAATAAGATACATATTTTATCTCATGAGGACCGTAGGCAGCGGAGGAGTTGGGGGTTTCCGGCGGAATATCTATGGCAGATTCACCGGGGAGGGGATTGCCGTCTGCATCAAACAAGGTCTGTCCAGGTTCTACATTTAGATCAGCTTCGGATGTTGGCGGGACGGAGGGGGGCTCATATTCTGCCTTGGGTACCATTTCTGTTTTTACTCTTGCATTCAAGCCTGCTCCGGTTCCTGGCAATGAAAAATGGTGTAGGTTCGTGGTGGGGGACTTTGTGGGGCTCTCCCCATATGCGGTGACCGCTCTATTTGAAATCGCATAAGGAATCAGATCTTTCATGATGCCGTTAACCAAATCTTTAAGAAAATAGCTTGTCTTTTTTGGTTTGGATATAACATTGTTAAACCAAAAAGTTCTGAAATACTCATAATCAATTGGGATATCTGCTATATTAACATACCTTGTTGCGCCATCGTTACTTCGTATTGGAAGTACAATGTCTCCAAAAACATATTTTCCAAGAAGCTTAATTGTTTTTTTAGCAATTGGTCCAAGGGTACCATTGTCGTTGACTTCGCTAAAAAACGTGGTCATGGGAGAATCATCCAGTATTTCTTGGACGGCTATATCTTCCTTCGCTGCTGTAAGTTCCGTGGGGGTCAGCGGCTCGACTCCATATTCTTCTGTCATTAGGCTTCCTGCACCCAAGTTTTCCTGTGAGTGCCTAAGATGTGCTGCCATTCCAGCGGCGTGGTGTCTCATACCTGAAAATTCATTGTTGTACGCCACCAATTCTAAAGCAGCTTCTACAATATCTCCTATAAAAATAAAGTTAAGTTGACGATAAGAGCCGTCGCCTTCAAAAGATTTCTGCAAGGCATCCGTTCGGGCTTCGCTACCTGCCTCTTTCTCGTCATTCATCTCCTCACCGTTCGCTGTCCTATCAAGTTCTTCTTGTCCGACCATTGCCATGGAATCATCGAACGGGTCGCGATAATTTCTAATAATTAAAGGATATCTCATTTGTTCAAATGCTGCGCCACCTTTCTTATATCTAGCGCCTCGGGATGTGGGGCGCAAATCAAAATCTTTCGGAATACGAGTCTTGTAGACCCTAGATGCCTTGTGTCCTTTTAACAACAATTGGTTGTATAATCGTTTCTTTCCGACTTTAAGCATCTTGTCATATTCATTTTGTACTCTCTCTAACTCGCCTTCAAGCGGAGCACGGCACGCTTCCCGGTCTAGATTGCTGTCTCGCAGTTCAGCAGACTCTTTCGAATCCTCGTCCAGCCCCTCGCGGGGTTCCACTTCTTGTATCTCGCCCAGGGAGGCTTTTATGCTGTCCATTTTTGCAGTCTGCACTGCCAATACATTACGGATGCGTGGATCGCTTAGTAGATCTGCCCCTGGGGTTCGCTGCATCACTTCACTCCTGCCTACATAATTAATTTTTACTTGGACCTGTAAGTCGGGACCGAGAATAAATTCGTGATGGCTTAATTGTAAATAAAATATTTCTCTATGGTTTGTAATGGCGTCGATAGTGTTCTTGATTTGGTTCTTCATGCTCGTCTCGTCTGCACCTATTAATTTATTGAACTCTTCCTCGCTCGTGTCATCAATTAGTTTTTCGTTGTGTTTTGCATTCGATCTCAAGCGTTCTTTGGCACTCTCAGTTAACGTCGGATTAGCTAGTATGGCCGCCTCAGCGGCTTCTGAAGTTTTATGGTAAACGGTTCCTTCGTTGGCGTTGTTAACTATACGCTTTACCTCGGCGGGGCTTGGTTTTCCGTAGCCTATTACTAATTTTATTTCGGATTGGGGCGGATCGTATGACAAATCACAGCTATTAGAATTGGTCGATCCTTTCGGATCCATTTTGATTAAGTCAATCCAAGCTACTCCGTGTTTTTTAATCTTTTTGGGCATCAGTTTCCTCTCTTCCTTTGACAATTTTGCCAAATCCTGGGGAGAAATGTGCCATCTATAAAATAAATTATTTAAATCCTGGGTTTCTACGGTAAGTTGCACCTTGATATTAGAATCGACCAGTCCAGGGTTCTCTCCCATTTTTGTAATTGTACACCCCGTAAAACCAACTCTAATATCTTTGTGTGGGGTTTCACCCACGGCGGACCAAGCTTTGGCACCACTCGGATTGTTTTTTAACCAATCTTGTCGGAACCTCACGTCGAAAGTGCCCCCCCCCGATCTTGGATATGCTTTATATACTTTAACGGTTGGTTGCAGCAGATTGAGTAACTCAGTATCAAGATCTAGGAAACTAAGAGTTTGTTTTGGTATAAAAGCATTTACTAGGGTCTGTGGTTCGTAGGAATCGAGCACCCCTTCAGCGGTAAGGGTTCCATCACTGGTCCTGCCGTCACGGGTTACTCTTGCAATCGTAACGGCAGGGGGTCCAGCGATAGTTTTCGTGACTTGAAATTGCCGTGACTGATGCGCCATCTGGACTTCCTCAACCCCGGCTTTCTTGGCTGTCTTGACATTAGCGAAGACCGGTTCGCCGGGATAACCTGTGGATCTACCCGTTTTTTTAAGTATCTCGCCTATGCGATCTATTAAAAACCTTTGTCCCAGTTCTCTCTGGGTATATTCTGGAGTGTCGCTCATATTTTATTGACTCCCTAAAAACACGTCCAATGGAGTGGGAATAAAAATAACATCCCCAATCTTAAGATGTCCCTCGGTGGGAGCCTGATTGTAAGAAGCTATAACCCACCAATATTCCGGGTTTTGATAATATTGATTTGCGAGTTTGAAATATCTATCGCCCGTTTTCCAAATATGTTTTATATCTCTAATCCCTGGATTCGTATTTGGCAAAACTGCCACGGAGATTGGTGTTGTCCATTGGGTTATGCTGGATCTTTTTTTTCGTTTAAGTATGTCAGTATATTTTTTGTTTACATTACGAAAAAACCGTCTTCCATAATTTCTATTGCTTGAAGCCATTTTTAACCCTCCTTAATATTAAATAGGTATGCATAAAAATTTACCATTTACCTTCCCCCCCGCCGGTATTGGATGTTTGGGCACACAAATCGGGATCCTCGGCGCAGAGTTCCTCTTGTTCGGGAGTCAGTCCTTCCGGGGGCACGTCGAGGACTTCTGTATTGTTAGGGTCCAGTGGTGTCTGATGTGCATTCCTTCCGCTGCCGTCGTTAGGAGTACGCTGGCAATATTCGGCGGCCGGGATTGGTCCGGTACCGTGGGGCCAGTCCAGCAGTGCATTCCTAGGCGCACCCTTTGCCGATAACGACCAGCCAAGCGATCCTTCGGCGCGGTTTTGTCCGCCAAAGCCGATCTGAACTCCGTTCTCATCTGGAAGCATTGACATCGTAATAGTAACAAGTTTTGGATAAACACCTCCTTTGTCACCATGGTAAACATAAGAATCTTCTTTTATCACATCGCTTGGTTGATTGTTTCCGCTCGCCCAATATTTATCAGAACGCTCTCCGACAGGTGTTCCTTCGGTATTCCGCGTCACCGGATCTATCATTTGTGATGGAGTTGATCCATAGTCAAATACTCCTGCGTCGATATTCATCTCAAAGTCAAAGGACAACATTGTAACAGTCTGTTCTCTTAAAAATGTTCCAAAATTAACCACGTACTTAGCCGTTGGTCCAGCGATCCAGTCCCTGGGGGTTGCTGGGGCGGGCTTGCCTTCTTCTGCCACGGGCCCGGTGTCTGGGGCCCAGGCGGCGGGCCCATAATTTCTATACACAGTTTTTGCCAATTTTTGGCAAAAATCTAAGTTTTTTTTCGCTTCGTGAACATTTCTAGCAGCCAAAGTAAAAGACATTTCTATGGTCCGTTTCGTGAGTGTGTATTCTGGCTTCAGATTTATATCGCCGGAGTTGGTGTCGGAAAAATCCCAATCGGCTTTATATGATTCAGAGTAGTTTTGTAAAAAAATATATCTTGCCAAATATAATGTGGGGGCACTGTCTCTTCGGATTTCTAAAGGCGGATATGCTCCATCTCCAGTCTGTTGAATGGCACTATACTGATTACCATTTCCATATAGTTTGGGGCTGCCCTTGATCTTTGCCATAATCGTTACCTAGGTTTATAAGTTGGATAGCTCGTTGGGAACGGGCTCGTAAGTGAGTCTGTCGTCTCTGGAATCTTGGCATCGCCCGTAATTTGAATATCAATCTGCACTGGATATATTTCGTCTTCTCCAAGAATTCCGGTCCCCTTGCTTGTAATAAAGCCAGCATCCATATTAGGACTAAACGATAGTTCACTGATATATAACCCTATCCCATTCTCTGCGCGGCTATCTTGAAGAAACGTTAACCCACGACAGTATATTATCGGTTTATCCGTCATTTCGTCTTCTTGGTTAATAGTGGTATACATCATGCATAGTAATAAATTAATGTTTTGAGCATTATATCGTGCCTCGTCAAGAGATGCATTTGCCAAAGAAAGCGTAAAAGTAATTCGTCTAGCTGTCCAAAGAGTGTTCACTATGGGGTTTGCATCATCCTGGATATATCTCAGTTCATGCTCCCCTTTGTGGCTATCGGAAAAATTTGTTATATTGGCTGGAAACTCAACTGAATGCCCGTTGGAGCGTGTAAACCTTATTTTATATCCTTGTTGGATAGCCCAAACAGCAGCGGACTTGTCCACATGAGGTGCTTTAGAGCCCTGCCCATATATCGGTCTGTGTGTTTTTCCAATTATGTCGCTCATCGATAGAGCACCGCCGAGTTTCCTCTTCTAAATCCTGCCGCTTCTAAGTCGCTAATCAAGACCACTGTTTGAGCTTTATTTACTGCATCTGTAATACGGTTTGCAACTTCATCAAGCTTTTTAATGAGGGGCTCGTATGCCGCAGTATTTAATTGAACCGGAATTGTTCTGCCATCAGGCAATGGAACGACAGCTTCGGGACCGGCTTCTCCAGCGATAGAGACTCCCTGAGTGATGCCGCCTTCTTGCATTCCGCCGATGTGCGATCCTGCCGCTGCGCCGATTCCAAGACCCGCCAAGCCGCCAGCGATTCCTCCAACTATAGTACCTCCAACGGGGATGACGCTACCCATCGCAGCACCCGCTGCCATCCCGCCCCATACTCCCAAGCCCCCTACGGCGGCTCCTCCAACGCCCGCGCCGACCATTCTTCTTTTCTTCTTTTCTTCGTCTTCTTCTTCGTTAACCGTTTTGATCGCGTGTCCGATTCCAGCGACTGCGACGGCGAGTCCCGCGAGTGGAAGAGCGATGGTCTTCATCATCCCTCCCAGACCACCCCCACCGCCGAGCGAGGCAATGATGTCTGCTGCTCCCTCTCCAGTTTCGGCGGATACAAGCATACCCAATAACCCGTGAGTAACAGTATCAGAGGAAAACTCTGGTACAAATGGCGTGCCTTTCAACACCATAGCCGAAATGATAGTTGTAAGGGCACCCATTCCTGCGGCTACGCCTAAAGCGCCACCGATTTTTATAAGCCCGCCGGAGGAACCGGGAAACAGTTTAGATATATCCATCAAGAATTTGCTAATCTCTGACATCGTATCTTTAAGGTACCCAAGTGGCTTCTGCATAGATACTGCAAACGACATTGCTAAAATTTTCGCTTCCATTGCAAAATCTCGACCTGCTTTCTGTAACTCTACCATCTCTTCTTGTCTTAATCCTGCTTTTGACATAGCAACCTCTAAGGCGTCTACCTGTTCTTCTTGGTTCATCATCATAAGCAATTGTTCGCTTGACATTCCTAATGTGCTGGCTAGAGCCTTTTGTGACCAATAGTCAAGATTCTCGAAATCGCCAACGGATTGCGAAATAGCATTGCGGAACAGTTCCATTCTTTCAGCCGGATTTGTAGTTTCAAGAATTTCCATTGTGTCAACAAGTGGCGTGCCACCCATTGAAGCAAGAACAGAGTTTAGTTGCCCTGCTGCGTCAGCAGCACTATCAAATGTGTCGAACTGTTCAGACAGGGATACAATATCTTGCATTCCCATACCAGTTCGCTTGGAGGCAGAATAGAGGTCATCAAAGACTTTTTCCATATTTTGTCCGTGGATTGCAAGTTTGGGCATTATTGTGCTGGCTTCCTGCATAACCTTATTAAGATCATCGCCAAAGGCTTTTGCAGTGCCCATTATAGATTTTTGAAGTTTTAGAGCACCAGTCCTTGTCTTACCCGTTGTTCTAGTGACGGCTTGTAAAAAGCCAGTTGTATTGTCCGCAGAGACGCCGAATGTTTCAAATTGAGCTACCGTGCCAGCTAAATCTTTTTGTGCCTGTTCGGACATCATTAAGAATTCTGAAAATCCGCCTTGAAGAGCGCCGACTGCGGTAGCCGCCTGATCTGCGGTTACACCAAGATCACGATTTTGAAATTCTACCGACTGGATTACGTCCCTATATTTTAATCCGGTTCCTGTGGATCTGGCAAATGCCGAAGTTGCGTTATCAACACTTAGGGTTAAGACAGATGACGCTTCAGTAAACTTGTTAAAAGTTGCAATCATCGCGTTCGTTGGACCTACTGTCTCTGCAACTTCTTTGGCCAGTATACCTACGGCTTTCCCCATTTGGTTCCACTTGTCTGCCACAGTGTTGCCTTCGGCAATCATTCTGGCGAACCCGGCAACTACACCATCTGCCGTCTTTTCAACACCAGTTAGTGTTCTAATTAAACGCTCTGTGCCTCTTGCAAGAACTCTAGAGGCATCCCTCGTTTCCGCCAGTTCCCGGCGCATTCTTGCAAGAGCGGAGGCAACGCCGTTTGCGGCAGCATCGCCCCTAGTCAGTGCTTCTTCCAGAATATCTAGCTCTGCTGCCCGTGACGCGCCTTCAGCACCGAGCGCGGAGACTTCGGCGCGAAGGTTAGCTAACTGTTGTTCGAGAGCTAAAATTTCATCAGGAGTCATAATTTATTATATCCTATTTAAATGGCCAAATAATTCCGGTTTCTTTTTCGAAGCTTTTTATTGCTTTATCCAGGGCTGTTTTATTTTTTACAACCTTTGGATCATTTAGTCCATATTGGTTCATTGCTCTGAGGTATTTGGCTTCGCCTGCGAGCGCTTTTTCAAAAGATTTAATTTGTGAACTCGATCCCACAACATTAACGGGAACAAGAGCGGGGCTTCTGGCACCGAACATTCCACCTAGAATTGTTTGAATTGCGCCACCAAACATGGCAAGGTAACTTTCGTTAATTGCATTGCCAATTGTTAAATCAATTTTAATTGGCACTAAGTCGCCATTATTTTTCATGAGAAGCCTTCCTTATATTGCTGCTTCTTTAATTAGTTCCATAAAAAAAGAAAATTGGGCGTTAACCCAATTTTCTCACAGTGTAAGCTTAACGACGACCTTTCGCCTTATTTCTTGCTTTTTCAGCTATCTGATTTTGATCTTCGAAATGTTTTGATAGCCTTTTTACAAACCAAGTCCTTAAACCAATTGGTAAATTATACGCCTCAAGAAAACTCCAATTACCATGCTGTTTTAAATAAAAGAAATGCTCGTAAACCATCTCCATATATTCGTTATCCAGGCCAAAAAAAGTCCGCTGTCAACGGCACCTCCATTTCGGATTCATAACCGCATTGTGAGCAAGAGTATTCTTGCGACATATCAATATTTGGGGTTGCGCCGACCACGCAAGCCCGAAGGAAACGTGAATCGAGGGCTGGCATATTATCGACAAAATCACTCATCTCTCCCCCATCGGTAACGTCGTTAACTGAGACAATAAGCCTTTTTAATAATTCTGTGGCGTTAGAATCTGGCAAATTCATCTTTGATTTTTTGTTGGCTGCATCTGTTAAATATTTTTCATCTTTTCCAGTTAAGAGTCGAAACTCAACTTGGTATTCTGTTGTAGGTAATGTTACCAAGAAGGTTCCGTTTGGTGATATTTCAACTTCCTCAACCCCTTCTGTCACAACTGTGCCTGGGCTTGTAGCATATGCGCCAAGATCAAAGTCATAAACCGATGCTGTTTTACACCCAGGGCACGTAACTCTAGTTTGATAGGATGCTCCGTATCCAGAAACTCTAGCAGCAAGAATTAATGCGCTTTTGTCACCAGCAAGTAGATCATCAACCACAACCTCTTGATTAACCAAAAGATTTTCTAACATCCGATCAATCGCAATTCCTTTACGCAAAAGGGTCTGTGATGTAAGAATGTCTTCATCTTTAGCGGTCATATATCGTATCTCAACCGTATCCTGCTTATATAGTGGATGTCCTGGGGGGTAGTATCGCCCTTCGGATGGAAGATCTACGAACTCTGTGGGGGCAACATACGCAAGACCACCCGGCTTGGGTGGTGCTTTGGGTTCCACCGGGGTTTCGTTTTCAGGAGCATCGGCTGGTGCTTTCGCAACACCAGTGCGTGCTTGAGTATTTCTAGCCATTTATACCTCTGTATTTATTATAGTATACAGTAATTAGTATAATTTTTAAAATTAAATTATGCTAATTTTCTACCTGTCGGTATTGCATCATACTCTGCCCAATCATAACGCAATGTTAGGCTTATTTCAACCATCTCATCTGCATCATATGAGTGGCTACCGAAGTTTACTTCGGTTATAAAAGCATTGACTAGTGACCATTCGCCTATGATTACCGTCTGGCCCTTCTTGGAGGTGCCAAGTTCCCTGATCTTAACATCACCAAGCGAGTTTACAGCAGACTGCTTCGTAATCGTGGTCGATGTCGCGGAAGTAAAACCCTTGGGCTGCTGAATACCGATATCAGATAAATAGTCATAAAGGACTTCGGTTGAACCTGGAGTTATGGCGTCAACTAGGGTCATCCCAACTGTATTCCAGTTCATTCTACCAGGATAATAAAAAGTGTGGTTAAAGAATCGGTGTTCTTGTTCGCCAATTGTATAGCTTGGGCGATCTGCGGTTTTACAAGCAAATCTCAACTCCTTCCCACCGGGCTGTAAGCTTACAATAAATCTAAACTGGCGTTTTGGCTCTAAATCCTTTGATGACCAAAAATTTCCGCTCATTGTTCGTTTCTCCTGTTTCTATAATATATAGTTCTTTTATTCTTAATCTTCAAAGCTAGCACCTGTATTCGTGATAACAAAATCGAGTGCAATAAACTCAATTGCCCGTGCGGGTTTTAATAGAATCTTGGCGTACATAATGTTTCTATCAATTAACTCTGGAGTTGTTGTGGTTTCATCCAAAATAACTCTAAAGTCTGTAAGTCCAAGTCTCGCCTGCACACTTCTCAAGAAGGGGTTAACCTTGTTTAAGAACCGATCCCAAGTTGATTGTACGTTTTGATCGAACAAAAGTGTTGCTGCCATTCTTGAAATCTCTTTCTTGACATAAATCATCAAACGACGCACATTAATTCTGTCTAATGCTGAAGGCGTTACCTGAAGTGTCTTTTGTCCAAAAATCACTATCCCTTCAGCGGGGAATGTAGCAAGCGGGTTGATGTTTGCTTCATAGAGATCGTCGCGGTTCTTAGAGGTTAGTCTTTCGCGGGTCTGTAATACTGGCAATCCAGCAGAACCTTCGGTCAAACCTCCTCTCGTAAAGCCAGCGGGAGCAAACCAAAGCTCGCTCTTCTTCTGAGCGCTAGAGAATGTTCCAAGTGCCACGATACTGGGGGGTGCCCAAAGAATACTGTTGCTGATATTGTCTCTAATCTGGACCCATGGGTAATAGGCACATCCATAACTTGAATTAATCTTCCTATTTCTCATGTTTGTAACGGCTGTTGTAACAGATCCTAAATTGGTACTTGCCGATTTTGTGTTTTCTGTCTCCGCATAGAATCCAGTACTAGGATCGATAACTGCGAGTGCATCGCCGCGAGCTTCACATACTTCAACCATGTGGGCAGTGAGGCTTTCGTTCCAAATACCGGGTGCAGCCATTAAATTATATTCTGCAACCTCTGGATCTGCGACCGTATCAATTGCTCGCTTAATGGAATAGTAGCCATAATTTGTTGTGTCTGCTCCATCATCGAGATCGGTATTGTTAAAAGGTTCTTTGTCTCTAATGTCTAGACCGTTGAATCCACCATAGAGTGGAACAGTAAATCTGTTGTATCCCTCATCTAAGACTTCTTTATATGTGCCACTTATCGCCGTATAAGATGTTCCACCTGCGCGAGATCCAGAAACCCAAACAGCAACACCTGTTCCGGCCATTCCAGCAGAAGAGCTTAGGTCATCAAGACTAAATAGATATGAGTATTCAGTGCCTGCGGCGGTGTTGAAAGAGTCCCCAGAATATGGTAATACTTGTAGCACATCACTATAGCTCTCATCATGTCTATTATTAGAAGCTTGTGTAGAATCCATGCCGAAATAAGCATCTAACGGGTTAGGAACACCACCAGCGGAAGCGCTTGCTCTCAATGGAAGAGTCGGGTATACTGCCTTAAGTTGGGTGAACCATTCTCTATTTAGTGGATAAGAGTCACCAACTCCAGCAGCAACGGCATTTCCTGATATGTTTATGAATATTTGAGAAAGTCCCGGTACTGGCTGAGTGACGTTGCTTCCGCCACGAACCCAGGCGTTTTGACCAGAGGCATCCGGTGCAGTGCCCAGTGGAAGCCCAGCAACGGCACCGCTATTAAATGTCCACGACTTCATCCGAATGGGTCCATATGAACCGAAGGGGAGAAGTGCCGGATCCGTTACACCAGCATCTACGTCACTATTAATTTCAACGCGCACATATTGTGATGCATTAGGATAATTTCCAAAAAGTGTGTGCCTTCTCTCTGTGTCGTTCCAGGAAAGATATTGATCACCAACAACTCTTGCAATATATTTGTTTGAGTTGGGATTAAGATTGCAGCCGCTAAATCTTTCTAATACAACTGGTGCATTATCATTATCGCGAGCATCTCGAATTTCGACACCAAATGAACCATAAGGATCAAAATCATTAGTTGCAACCTTAATATCGACAATAGAGATCTTAAGTTTTTTCATCTCATCTTCACCGGCATCAAGCGTGTGGAATTTGATTAGTCTCCTAACGCGACTAGTGTTCGTTATTTCGTAGTTAGCATAAGCTGACTGGAGATCTTGTGAAACAATCCAAGGAGTTTGTGCCGCTTGGAACCCCATGCGGAAATCAGCAGCGGCGGCGCTGGAGCCACTATCAAGACCCAAGACAACGCCCCATGCTTGTCCCGCAGAAGAGCCAGTGACATGAACACCTAAGTGTCTTTCATAGCTTCCGCCAAGAAAATAAGTTTTCAATTGTGCTGTTCTAGTGATTGCCGAGTTTACAAGAGTTGGATTTGTATTAAATACTTTTCTTATGTATCTCGCAGAAGAGGGGGAAAAGTTAAATGCCGTCTCTTTAACAATGTTGCCATCGTTGTTCTTGATAACCGCATAAAATTCATTAGCAATTGCTGCGGAGGAAGACTGCGCGGTTCCTGCAACCCGTGTATTGGCGGATAAAGATCTAATCATAACGCCACTACCAGTAACGATAGAGCCGCCGACGCCTGCCCCGGAGGTGTTTCTTGCCGATCCCGAAATGGTGAGTGAGCCTTCGTTTAAATACCAGACTGCGGCAAGGGCACCTGTCATTACTTGTCCAGCCGCCGTAAACGCCGACGCTGATGGGAAGACAAACAATCCATAAGCGCCACCATTAGTGGCTTCGCTGGCAGCGTTTGATTTCGCGGCTGTTTGCCATCCGGCTTCACCAGATGAACCGTGTGAAATCCCGGTTTTTTGGGCACCGGCAAGGCGCACCATTGTAACGGCACTACTGTTTTTTAAGTATGCTTGTGCAGCATATGCAGCATATGTGGGAGCAAGATAGTTTCCATCACGCCAAACATCGCCGCCTTGGCCACCAGGAATGGGGTTTCCAAAAATTTGAACAAATTCTGAAAAAGCGTTAACCTTGATGGGTCGCATCGATGGACCGCGCTCTGTGCGTCCGATAATAACTGGACCCATTTCTTCTGGGAGGGCTGGCAATTCTGAATTATCAATTTCATCAATAAAAATGCCGGGTGAAATAAACTTGAAAGACTTAGCTGCCATTATGAAGTGTCTCCTTGTACTGCTTCAATACAATATTAATATGAATATTTTATATTCTTGCTATCGTTAATAAATAGTTAAACAAAAGGCGAAAGACCCAAATAAGTCAAAACTACTCTCGATAAAATGGTACGTTTCCGCTAACATGTAGATTTTCTGGTATGTCTCCGAATATTACCTGTTCGCGGGGAATCTTGACTTCGACCGCATTTTCTCGTCTAACGATTGTGGGACGGTCTTCGTTTTTATCACCACCAATGATGTATCCTCGTACCCTAAGAGACGCTTGTGTTTGGTAGCCTCTCACATCTTCATTTAATGCAGCGGTATTATTGTTTAAATCATATTCTGATTCTATGAATGCTTCATAATGATGACCATCTTTGAGAATATTAAAATAATCCGGTCCATATACCGAGGTGGTCATAAGCGCTGCGAGGGCTTCGTTTATTTGTTGTTGGTATTCTGCGTGGATTGTTAGTGTGTATTGTACCTCTATATACATTGGGATGGGCATTGTGATTGTTTCATAAACGACCTTGGCATTCTTTCTTGGAAAATTATTTTGCCCTTTTCCTATAGTATTGTTTATAAGCCTTTTAGCGTCGGCATTGGCAAAATTTGCTGTTTTGTCTTGTTTGATTACTCTTGCAACCGTCATCACACCGCCTTTGGCATCTTGTCGATTGGGTATTGCAGCATATAAAGCCCCTCTTTTTGATACATCTTTTGAAATAGCCGTTCTTTCAAGGGTCATTATTGGATATATTAGAAAGCCATTAGAATCTCTTAAATCTTTATTGTGCTTAATTTGATAAGCCCGTTCTGCGCCTGCCCAAATAAAAGGCAATTTATTAAAACCTTTATTTGTCGTGCAAGATATATTTAACTCATCGTCAATATATTCGAACAAGGCGCGATCAATAGTCTCTATTGTCGATGGCATAAAAGAAATTTCTTTTAAAGGTGCCAAATCTTGACTTCTTGGGTTATCAGGTGGCATCGAACAATCCCTCCCTTGAATAATAGCACGTTGCTACAATTTCAAATTTATGATCTATCTGCCCAAACAACTGTCGTGCCCAGGACACACCTGTTATTTCGTAAAAATAATCTCCGTATAAAACAAAGTCGCCTTCTCGCACATATAAATCCTGATCTTCTGTCAACCTTCGTTTGTGAAAATAAATAGTAATCGTGTTGGACTTATCAATACCAACCGATTCGTCGGCTTTTGTTTCAGTACTCTGATAATCAACTAATGCATATACTCTTATTGGTGGTAGAAATGATTTCTCAATTGCTTCTCCATAAAGATCGTTATAGTTTGTAATCGTTTGATCAATTGGATAATAAACGACTTGTTGCCCAATAACGCGCTCAATAAGCTCGTCATTTACTTGCTTAACAAGATTGCGCTCTTTTTCACCGACAAATAGTGGAGGAGGTGGTTGTGGAGGTTGGGACCATTTGTTATCAGCCATTTAAAACACCCCCCTATCCAACATAAACGCCTGCTGGTACATTTTGATTTATTGTATTGGTTGATTCGGCTATTTCTGCGTCCTTTTTCATTAAGGCTTGATATGTTAATTCATCGAGTGTTTCTTTTAATTCTGTTCTGAGCTTGTCTTGTTCTTCTCGCCCTTCCGATATCAGAGCAGGTCCGTTGAGTGTAACGGACTCACCTGGGATGGGCACAGTAGCGAACTTGGAGCGGACTTGACCCAGAGTCTCTTTTGTTAAAGAAAGCGAAAAGCGTCGAATCCACTGCTTACCAATAGAATTAATATTTTGGTAAGGAATATTTCCAAATGGAATTGTATTCATATTATTAATTCCATCTACCATAGAGCCCGATGTTGCTGTCCAGGCATCTTCAACTATCCGAAAATTAAACCAGAAATAGTTCGGTGAAGCCCCTCCTTGCACTGGTGTAGGAAATATTCTTAACATATTATTATTTAGCTCGAAGGACCAGTGGGAATTTCTTGAATAAATCGAGTCTTCAAACGCCATTGCCTGCGCCTTATTTTGCCAAACTGGGACTAATTGAAATGTTGAATCGTCTGCATATTGTCCATAGTTTGCTAGGTTACCCACGGTATTTAGTCCGCCATAGTATCCAAAAAATCTCCACATTGATGAAGGGGTTTTATAATAAACTTTTTCAACTATTATTCTGCTTCCGCTTACAAACCCAGCATAAGGGACTGGCTCACCTGTTGCTGCATCTAAATTATTAACACTAGCGCTGTGGAGAATCTGCTGTAAATCGTAATCCTGTACACTTCCGGTGGTACTGAAGGATGCGGAATATATTCTCGTGGTACCTCCTGCACGAGCCTCGGTTGAAAAGGCATCTGCTACCCTTTGTGCGTATGAAAATGTAAACTGTGGATACTTAAGAGCAACGTGTGTGCCGCTAAGACTAGAAGACAACGTGCCTGCAAGCAGTTCCCCGTCACTATTGAAAGTACCAGTTGTCATTCCTAAAACATCTGACAATATATTTTTTGCCTGATGCATGTTAACAATATAAGAATATTCTAATACTGCTTCTTCGTAGGAAGCATAAACACTTCCGGTTGTAATCTCAAGATCTAAAACATCTCCACCAAGCTTTTTATATATATATGCAACTTGTTCTGCTGCTCCAGATAAAAACTCTGTAGAGCCGGTAAACATCCCAAACGGACACTGATCCGCCACATACAGGGCTGAGCCGGTGGCAGGAAGTACAATTGCGCTAACTGTGCTTTTGGGGGTAAGGGTGGGTATCGCCATTGGGCATAAGCCTCCTCACTGTAAATAGTTGAGCACTAAAAGAAAACCCTCGCCATTTGCATGACGAGGGAATCTTTTATATTATCGCTCTTTTGCTCGATTATACGAGGTCAAGTACGACGACTAGTCCATACATGTCAGGACGAACCATCTTCTTGCCGTAGCGCGTCATAACTCCCTTGCGGGGTACGAAGTCTTCGGTTCCGAAGATAGTAGGTGTGACCTGTAGTGGTACATATGGGGCATACACGTAGCCGCTTTCCAAGAAAGAGCCACCCTTGCGACCGACGAGAACGACGTTGCGAGGGAAGTAGGGGTCTACATAGACATCCCACTTCTTAGAAAGTGCTCCAGTCTTAACTGCACCAACGGTACCCTTGTCAACATCACCAGTGACATTTGCACGGAATCCCGCAGTGAACTCAAGAACGTTTGCCACTTCAGGTCCAACGACGATGAAGTTAGCGCCACCTCTTAAGGTCTTGCGATGAATTTGTGCAGAAACATCATTGATTGTCTCAACAAGAGTCTCATACCATTCGGACACAGTACCGGTAAAGTCAGGTGTAGCAGTAGTCACACCAACTTCTTCACCAGCACCCAATCCGGTTCGTCTTACAAACCTACCGGGTGCCCTAGACCAATAGTACAGTCCAGCGGTCTGACCTTTAACGAGATCCTCAAGAATCTCACGATCAATTTCTAGAGCAATTTGCTCAGAGAGAATTGAAGTAAGCTCAACCTCGGCATCCAAATTGTGATAGGCGTTAAGATCCTGTCCCAATTCAGGTGTCCACTTGGCTTTCAGCTTCTTGGTCATAGCGGTGATACTCACAGAGTCAACCTTGATGTCAATCTCGGGAATGAGATCTCGGTTATTGGCTTCACTTGCGCTAAGACCCGCCTGCTCAAGACCCCAAGCGGGATCTCCAATGACTGCTCCAATTGCACCGCCAGCGACGAAATCATCATCGATGGAATAGTGAAAAGGAGGACTAAGGTAAGTCGCCGGTTGAATTGAAGCCGACAACTGTGCAATAGTTTGTGAGTCCGAAGACCAGAACATCAAAAGATGAGTTTCTGCATCACCGGGCTTCCAGATACCCTTGTTCGCGGCTGATCCAGAAAGCTGAGTCAGACGACGATTCAGTTGAGTAGCTGCGGGCAGACCAAAAGATGCACTGACAGTAACCCAGTCCTTCTTGTTGATCTGAGTGAGACTTGCAATTGCAACTCTACCGATCATAACATTGGTTGTACCAGAAGTAAATTCTGGATCGAATCGGCAAAGCTGATCTCCCAGCGCACCAGACATAATTGAACCAAGCACGTTTACATTGGTTTGTGCATTCCATTGAGTAGTTTTATATCCACTACCACCGAATGTACCGGAAGCAACACCTTGAACGGTTGCCGCAGCGGAACCAGTTGGTGAAGAATAACCATTATTTAGGTTGTAGAAGCTATCTTCTGCACTATCACCGGAAAGCGAAACACCACCAGTAATCTCAGAAGCAACCTTGCCACCACCATAAAGGGATTCACCAGACTCATATCCAAGACGAGTACCAGTTTCATCAGAAACAGTAAAGTCAAGGAAGAAAATCAGACCAGAGGGCAAGCTCATGGGCTGAACGCTAACGATATCGTTAGCAACCAAGCCGCCGAATACACGACGAACAATGGGAAAAGCAACAGCGGCAAAACCTTCTACATCACCACCAGCCATAGCGGAAGTTTCACGAAGAAGTTCCTTAGCTTGGTTCTCTAGAAGACGAGCCATACTTTGCTTTGTACGGTCATTGTCTAAGCCTTCCAAAAGTCCGGTACGTTCCCACTTTGATAAAAGTGCAGTACCTTCCTTTGAAAGATCTCTATCGACAATGCCTTCAGTTAGTTTTTTTAATACGGACATTATTTATTACCTCCTTTAATGCCTGCTAACGCTCTCATCCGATCAAAGTGTGGATTTTGAGCGCTATGTGCTTCCCTTCTTGCAATGCTTCGGGGGAGCGTTTGCGACGGTTTCTCTACTGCTTCGCGTAGTGATTGTGGAGATTTACTATTTCTAGAACTTCCCACTGCGCTTTGAAGGGTTTCGTAAATAACCTTCGCCTCTTCTACAGAATCTGCGTTTGAAATAGACTCGACAATTTTAATTTTTTGTCGCTCATTCAAGGAGGTGC